GTAGTTAAGGATGACTTGGAAGAAATGATGCAATATAAAAAAGGTTCCACTCAATATAAGAGTGAAACCTTAAAAACTGCAGATAATATTAGATTATTTCAGTAAGTTTATATACGCTGCGACAACCAAAAGGGTCAAACACAACTGGTTATATCTCATCATTCCTCAGCAAGTTTCTGGAAGTAGGACAGAGCATCATCCTCATCCGAGTCTGCAGACTTGGTAGGAGTGATGTCAGGAGCATTGAAGTCTGCTGCAGGGGCAGGAGGCTTGCTTGACTCAAAGTTAGGAGAGAAAGATCCACGACCTTCGCTCTCGTCTTCCAGTTCTTCATCGAAGCGGCGTGCAGGTGCTTTGGCACCAAGGACCATCTTCAGACGCTTATCCAGATCATCATAGGACTTGAACTGGTCGGCAGCAGTCAGAGCAGTCAGTGAATACTGCTTCTTCCAGATTGCTTCCAGTGCATCGTCATCATCAAGGAGAGCAGCAGGTGCTGCGAACTCAGAAGAGTCGTAGTTCCAATAACCTGCGACCTTCTTCAGTTTCAGTTTGAAGTTAGCACCTACCCAGAAATCAAAGGGGTTGATGGCAGTTTCATCTTCATACTCAGGTTGCATTGCTTCCATAATCTTGTCGAAGATCTTCTTACCAAACTTGTAGAGGAAGACTTTGCCTTCATTGCCAGGGTTTGCTTTGTCCTGCACAACATAGATGTTGGCATAGTAGGACAGTTTGCGCTTCTGCTTACGGACAGTATCCTTATCAGAATCAAGACCACTGTTCCAGAGTTCACGGTTGTGCTCAGACACAGGGTCTTTCTGACCAAGAGTGGTCAGAGAGTTTTCGATATACCAACCACCAGGACCTTGGAAGGCATGGGAGTACATCTTTGCCCAAGGGAGTTCTTCCCCTTCAGGTGCGGGCAGGAAACGGATAACAGCGTATCCATTACCAGTCTTGTCCATCTCAGGTTTCCAGAGACGGTCATCTCCACCGCCACCAGTATTGTTCATCTTTTCGACTTCTTTAACCAGTTTAGAAGTCAGGGAACCGAGATTGGATTGCTTTTTAAGATTTGCGAAAGACATAGGATTTGTTAGATTAGTTGGATTTGGCTTGTGTGGACTTCGGTATTATAGGAGAATTACTCCTCCGTGTCAATCTGTTGTTTCATAACCTCAAGCATTTTGCTCATGTTATTAAAAACAGAATTCATATCTGTATTGGGAGGAAGACCCATCATCTGTGCAGAATCAACAATGTTCTGCTTCATCTTTTTTGCTTCGGGATCATCTGATAAAGACAGACGAGTGTAAAGAACTTTTTGTTTCTCAATCAATCTCCCTAAGAGACCAACATGAAACAATTTTTCTTCCCGATTCATTTTAGGAAAGTTAAACACATTACGATATACATCATCTTGGAGTTCACTTATTTCAGTCATCTCTGCACGGACAACTTCCGAATCAAAAAAACTCATTTTCCTAAAACAATTTCCTTCACAATTTTCTTGTACCGAAATACATCAATATTTAGAAACGGAGAATACTTCTTCATTCTGAGACTTACGGTTTGCCACACTGGGTCATCAAGTTTGGCATCAAAGTTCTTCCTGAAATCAAGTATCTTATCCAGAATCACCATAGTTTCTATTGAAATTTCTCCACCCAAATACTTTTTGAGGATTATTGGGTGACCATTCTTCTTTGCAAATACAGTATCTAAGTCCTGATTTGCAAGAATATACTCAAGTTCTTCCTTAAAAATATAAGAAAGAGATTGATTTCTTTTCTTCCATGCGGTGTACCGTCCTTCACCTTCTCGGATCATTTCTCCGATCCAGAGTTTACTAGGGTCAGTACAAGTAATAAAGTTAGATACAAAGAACTCTACCACTTCTTTATCATCTTTATTTCTGGCAAGTTTCTCAAACCAGAAACGATCTTTCCGCTTATAGAAAGATTGAACGGTTGCACGACTCTTTCCACAATACTTGTGGTAGTCATACTTTTCTTTAGTGAAATGATTTTTTAATGACAAATAGCTTTTATAAGCATCAAACGGCATCATATTATAGGGGTAATTTTGCTCGCGAACTCTTCTTTAGAAAATTAAGTTCCATTGCTTCATACTTAATCTTTTCTTTCAGAGGTTTAGTAATCAACTTAGGAACAAATTCTACATCAATACTATTTTTCTCACAGAAGTGAATAATAGCATCAATGTATGTCATACTTTTTGTCTCTTGGACAAGACTCTCAATCTCTTGCGTAAATCGGGCAGGACAAAAGAATTTATTTTCTAGTGCTTTTTCTAGTTCATTCCCCATTCTCTGACCCAGTATTGTGATGTACAAATTCTTTAATGTATCTAACTAGTAATTTAATATAGTCCCCTTTGTTCCGTTTGTCAAATACTTTGACTTCTCCACCAGGAGTTACCATGATGGTGATTAGTTTAGTGACAGGGATACCAGTTAGTTCATAATATGCAGAGGCATAGAACATTTCTTGAACGAAATAATTCTCCAACCACTTCTCAGGTTTGATCTTTTCAGATGTTTTGAAGTCAATGACTGCAAGTTCTCCTTCGTATTCTGCGATGCAGTCAACTCTACCTGCTAAACCAAGATACTCCGAATACAGAGTTCTTTCTATAGCATGTATGTTATTTATCTTATCGAGATATGGTTTGGCATGATAGAACATGAACTTTGTCAGGGGTTTAAAATCATCCCAGTTGATTTCTTTATTCAACATGTATAGTTCAGTCGCCGCGTGAAAGTCTGTTCCGCGACTAGTTGCCTTCTTTGTAATGCGATTTGCTTCCTCAATACCAACTCGCTTACGCCAGTCAGCAAAGATCTGTCGGTTGTAGAAAGAAGTTACAGATGTAATAGAAGGCACCCAGTCTCCATTAGGAAGGTTATAGAGACGGATGCCTTTGGTTTCTTTCTTGTTTAGTTCGAGGTCACCGAGATAATTACAATGCTCAAAAATCATAAATTAAGATCCATTTTTGCTACTAAGTATTCTTTACAGAGACCTGAACGAACGATGTCTTCGACACCGAATTCAATAATATCCATAGATGGCATTGTTCTGAGAATTCTCATGAAGTCAGCAATACCATTCTTCTCTGCGGTTTTAGTAAGATCAGATTGAGTGGCATCACCACAGAACATAATCTTACTATTTTCACCAATCCTTGTAATTATACTATCAAGTTCGTGGAAATTCAAGTTCTGGAATTCATCAACGATAATGATTGCATTGTCAAGGGTTGTTCCACGAATGAATGAAGTGGACCAAAAACTTACAGTGCCTTGAGTTTTGAGGTTGCCATACAGCATCTCAAAGTCTGCTTCTGTAGGAAGTTCAAACATATACTTCACCATATTCTTATATGGAATTTGGTAAAGCGAGGATTTGTCCTCATGATCTCCTGGAAGGAAACCGATCTCTCTGGTTGCTACAAGCGATCTGACGATGTAGATCTTCTCGTAGGGTGTCTTGGTATCAAGAACGTCTCTCAGAGCGTTATAGAGCGTGATAAACGTCTTGCCTGTTCCTGCTGCACCATAAGCAACGATGTTTTGATCGTTCTTATAGCAGCGGAATAATTCTTGTTGGTTTTCGGTTAACGGTTCGATGGGTTTCATCAAATCCGTATTGAGTGGTTTCTTTCTTTTCATTTGTTTATTGGACATTCCAAATGGAACGGGAGTTTGAGTCTTCCTTTTTGCTGGCATAGAAAAGATTAGATAGGACGAACATAGGAACCTGGGGCTTTTGATGCCTTATGCAAGACATCATTCCACCCTGGATGGGATTTTTTAAGTTTATCCTTAAAATCTCCCACCTCCCCTGTGCCGGGGAGGGTGGATGGATCGCTCCAGTCTCTAGTCCAATCAGGGTTATCCTTACGCCAAGCGTCCCATTCAAGAACACTCATCTGAACTTCTTTCTGTTCGCCAGTCTCTTTATGAACAACGGGGTATGTCGCCATACATCAATTCCTTTACTTAACTTTATTTATTAAATCCATTCCATTGCTTCCGCAACGGCAGGAAACTGTTCGATAAAAATTTTCTTAGCACCCAAAGCAATGTCCATATGCTCCTTCTGTGTGCCGTTAGCAGAACGCAAGTCGATATAGTGGATCCATGAACGTACAGATCCTGTCATATAAAGTCTAGTGGGAGTTGCTAAAGGAAGCACAAATCGGGCACACTCCTTTGCAATATCAGCATCAAGCATCTCTTTGTAGAGTTTCATTCCCTCATCAAAGTGTTTCTGCATTTTTATCTGAAACTCTTGACGGACAAACGGGTCAATATCATCAATAGAATTCTGACGATTCTTGGTGTCTTGACGCCGTAGTTCAGGTAGAGGGATCGTCTCCGCGAGTAGGGAAGAATCAGCATAGCGTTGTGAAAATTCTTGATATGTCATACTCCTATGGCGGAGCACTTGAGCTGCTACCCCTCTGGTAGTATTGATCTCCAGGGTCATATATGCCTGCTCAAAGATACTCCAGTGCTGGTGCTTCACACAATACTTAAGGAGACCAGAGAACTTTTCGTTCTCTTGGTTATTTGGATTCGACACACGGGCACAATAGGCCATGTGCTTCTCTGCGTCTGGGGTGACACTAATCAGTTTAATATCAGTTGTCATCGTCTTCAAATACCTCGTCGTAATCTAAGATGTAATTTTCTGGAGGATCATCAAAGTTCTCTGCCTTGTATGCGTCCACATTTGAGTATACCTCAGACTCCAGTGCTTCGACAAGGAGTTTGAGATTCCTTACTATGAGTTTTAGTTTATCTCTTTCCATAAAAAATGGGAGGTTACCCTCCCATTCTAACACTTATTCAGTTTTAGTGCAACTCAAGTTCTATGTAAGAGAACTAACTCTCCATAGATGAAACCAAGAAACGCTACAGATGAAAGGGATACGATCCCAGTTACTTGTAGTGCTTCCATGATCTCACTTGACGTAAGTGCGACCACGATAGCAGTAGGTGCCATGGGATTCTTCAGTTGCCTGATGAACCTGACAATCAACACCACGATACTTGGTAACGTGGATTTGAGCGTCGTGCAGTGCTGCTGCTTTCTCGATTTGGTTTTTGATCAGTTTAAGGGTGTTCATGGTAGTTACTCCTGAAGTATGGGATTTTAGCCCCGTTCCTTCAGTCGTTTGCGTCTCCGAAGAGATGAACGATCCGTTCCGCGACCTACTTGCGTCCCACAAAGTGGGATGAACGATGAGCACATTATAGTGCCCTTTCTCTATATAGTCAAGTAGTTTTGTAACTTGCGATACAATTTAATGTTTTCTATAGAAACATTCCCTTCTCGCTCATGTAATGAAGGGTTTCTTTCATATTACCGATGTGTTTAAATCCAATATTAACTTGTGGATATGTTGCCTCTTTACCAAACTCTGCCTCAAATCCTTTTTGAGTAAAATGGTGATTTAATTTATACTCTAAGAATTGTCCACCCAATGATTTTAAGAGTTGGGCCATGCGCTCACACTCTTGACTACCGTTGCTATAAATTACTGCTGCCATTAGTCTTTATAGGTAATTGAGATTTTTCTTTTTTCTGTGCCTTTATGATCAACTAAAAGAGAATGCTGAACCTCTGCATCCAAAAGTTCAGCAATCTTTTCCACTAAGTTATTTACTATATTCAGTTCTGTTACCTTTTTGCCAGTCATCAATTTGTTCTTGTGTTGGGACAATAATTCTAAAGGCGAGTCCTTCTTCTTCAAACTCTTCGTTCATCTTTTCATATGTCTCAGGTGTGATCTTTTCAGTCACGCTGCCTCCAATCATCAGGTTTATCTCTCTGGAACCAATCTACAATTTCGTCTGCACCATCAAACCCCGTTCTGTGATTGGATGGGTCGGGGTCACCTAATCCCATCCTATTCATAAAATCGTCAATGCTACCTTCTTGAATATCTTGAGACGCCTGGCGTCTTGCTTTTTGCAACCAATCTCTAGCAAGAGTATGTGCTTTAGCAAGTTTCTCTGCCCAGATCATGTCCTCTAAAGGAACTTGTTCTTTGTTCGCAATACATCTGCAAATGGACTCAAGTCTGAGTCTGTATTGAGTAGAGAGCATACTAGTTAATTTTGAGTTTGTCTTTTAAATCAAGAACCTTATTAACCTCATCAACCGCAGCAGACATCCTAGCACCTAGGATATCCATGATATCATCATAGATTACTGTATTATCCACGTAGTCATCGAAGTATGTGTCGATTGCTTCTTTGAGATACCTCTTGCGATGCCACTCAGGTGAATAGGGTTTATAAGACATGGTGAAAGTAGTTTTTCATACTGCAGACTATAGCAAAAACTGGTTGACAAGTCAACTGTTGTATTTATCGACCAGTTTGTCAACTTTTGTTTTCTTACCAGAAAGTTTCTCAATCTCACACATTGAGGACTTCTGGTACTTCTTTAATTTTTTATACTCTTTGACGAGTTTCTGAATGTCTTCATGAGGCATTTCAACTTCAACGTCAAAGAGATCCTTATCAAATCCTTTACTCATTTCCTCTTCTTGTCTTTATCTTTTGATTTATATCCCCACAGTTTGGGATTCACTGTGCCATATCCAAAATCAATTCTCTGGACAGCACCCTTACCATATCGATCATAGTACATATCAAAGAGTTGGGATGTTTTCTTACATCTCGTAAGATCAATACACTCTACACCATTATCAATGTACCAGACTAGTCTGGCATCATTAGGGAGTGTTTTATCATTTGCCGCCTCAAGAGTGGTTTTCTCTTGCAGGATCTGACATCCATATGACGAAGGGTCTTCTGGTTTGATCGGCAAAGAACCCATCTCTTCTTCCTTGGTTTCTACGGTTACTGTCATGAGCGACCACCCCAATCGATATCGGGATATGCCTCAGAGACATTCGCCTTTGTTAACTTATATTTAGTTGTAAGTGCTTTATCCTTTACAAGGCAAAGAAGTTCTGCCTCCTTTGGATGAAGTCCCCTAAGAAGATTGATAAACATCATCTCTCTACGAGTCTTGGTAAGAGAGTCGTTTCCACCTTTTACAAAATTATAAAGGGTAGTCCACTCTTTACGAAGAGATGTTTTGTTCCTACCGTCAAGATCTTGTCCGGTGGCAGACTGACCTCCCTTTACTTCATTCGCAATGTTTCCAGAAAGTGATCCCTCAAAAGCACTCTGCTCATTAGGATCGCCGTAAGGGACCTCACCTTCAGGAACCATAGAGACAACACTATCATCAAAGTTCCAAATCAATACAGATTTAACAGAGTTGTCCTCATACTTTTTCAGAACCTCTACCTTCTTAGCACCAGATCTTTGAGCAGAAACTGCCTCTAATATCTCAAAAACAAAAGGATTAGTAGGCAGTTCGACTGACTTTGTTGGTGCCTTTACTTTCGGTTTTGTTGCTCTCGGTTTTCTAGTTGTCGTCTTCTTCGTCGAATTCGTCATAGCCATTTTCAAATCGTACTGCTAAAATTTCGTCTGGTAATAGATTTCCGTTTTCATCAAACATCTCTGGGTGAGTGTAAACGGGTTGGGTTTGATATACATGGTCTTTCGCCAACCATCCTACCACACCTCCTACAAAAAACATCATAATGGAAACTAATGTTCCAATCGTGAGGGTTACTGCTAACATCTGTTTGTCCTCCAGAGACTATTTCTTCCTGATGTCCAGATAGAAGTTCAGATGGAAAACAATCTCTCGTCGGAAGAGAGCAACCATGTTACCGAACTTTATCTGAAAAGTTTTGGGCGGTTCTGGTTTTCCCCTCCTGTTGCGTAATAGCAACTCTACCCCACGATTGATGTGGGGATCTGATTTATTTAGATTGCTTTTTCCTTCTTCCTGGTCTGCGGTCATGACTGTACCTCTTTGCATCATCTAGAATACCTTGAAGGTATGTTTTAATCTTTCTTGCTTGGGGTTTAGGAATGTGACCATACCCCTCACGAAGTTGTTTATGCATATTATCGCTACCACCCTCAAGATATTGTTCTAGTTCAGAATTCAAATCGTTGATTTCTTTTGAGGTAGAACTTTCGATAAAAGCATCAACATCTTGTTTTTTGACTTTACTTGCCTTTAAGTAATCATAGAATTTTAGATTCATCTGTCCCTCAAAGGCATTATCAATCGCGTGTTCGATAAGATCATAGATGTCGATGAGGTTTTGTTCCATTAGACTAGTTTTTGTTCTCTTAGATACTTAACAGTTTCCATACATCCGCCAATAAGTTCATCGTCCTTGACTACTCTTGGGAATGTAGAACCTTCCCCAAATTTATCATAGAACTCTTCGCGTGTGTAATCCCTGTTAAGTTTATATATCACATGCTTAATTTCAGAGAGTATTAATACTTGCTGAACTTTGTCGCAATATGGACATCCGTCCTTTGAATAAACCGTAAACATTACTGTTGAACCTCTTTCCAATCGTTTTCAAAAATTTCCATACCTTTGTCGGTAAGAATGTGATCATACATCTGATCAAACACTTTAGGTGGCATTGTTACTACCCGAGCACCATTATACCAGGAACGAACAGCACGTTGAACACTACGGATAGATGCAGACAGAACTTGAGTCCTGATACCATGGATTTGATACAGTCCAGTGATAGAACGGACAACCTCCAGACCTGCCACTGATTGGTCATCCAAGCGTCCTACAAAAGGAGAAACGTATGTTGCCCCTGCCTTTGCTGCTAAGACCGCCTGAGAGGCGCAGAAGATCAATGTGACGTTGACCTTGATACCTTGCTCGGAAAGTCGCTTACAGACGATCAGACCCTCGCGTGTGCAGGGAACCTTGATCGTAGCAACATCACCAAACTTTTCATACAGACGAATACCTTCGTCATACATCTCAAGGTCAGATCCCATGACTTCCATGCTGATGTCTTGTACCCCAATGTCTTTGATCTTCTGATAGACATCTTCTGGGTTTTTGCCACTCTTCATAATGAGAGTAGGATTAGTTGTGACACCATCAACCAATCCCGTTGAGAAATATTTTTCGATTACGTCGGTGTCAGCAGTATCTAAAAAGATTTTCATTAATGGGCGAATTGCTACGCCCATTATATATCAGGTTCTTCCTCTTTGTAAAGGTTCTCCAGACGTTCTCTTGTCATATCAACATACATCACTTCTTCGCCAAAGGCAGGTGCCTCTGGATGACGTGGTTTTGGTTTACTCATTTCCACATTAATGGATTGAATATTGGACCACATCATCGCAAAAGCAGCACCTGCGATAACAGCAAAACAAGAGAAATAAACGAAGACAAGCCAACCGTTCACAGTGCGTTACCTCTTGGAAGAACTTCTTCTGGGAACACAAAGTTTTCATGTGGTTGGTCAACTGGTGCTAACCATGCACGGAGACCTTCATTCAGAAGTATGTTTTTCGTGTAAAAAGTCTCGAACTCTGGATCTTCTGCTGCTCTGATCTCTTGGGAAATAAAGTCATAAGCACGAAGGTTGAGAGCAAGACCAATAATACCGATGGAACTTGTCCAAAGACCCATAACAGGAACAAACAGCATAAAGAAATGCAACCACCTCTTATTACTAAACGCAATACCGAAGATCTGAGACCAGAAGCGGTTTGCAGTAACCATCGAGTAGGTTTCTTCTTCCTGAGTTGAGTCAAATGCTTTGAAAGTATTTGCTTGTTCACCATCTTGATACAGAGTATTCTCAACTGTTACACCGTGGATAGCACTCAACAGTGCTCCACCCAGTATACCAGCAACTCCCATCATGTGAAAGGGGTTGAGTGTCCAGTTGTGGAAACCTTGTAGGAAAAGTAGGAATCTAAAGATCGCCGCAACGCCAAACGATGGCGCAAAGAACCAACTGGATTGTCCAAGTGGGTAGATGAGAAATACGCTAACAAATACGGCAATAGGGCCTGAAAAAGCAATCGCATTGTAAGGACGGATACCGATTAGACGAGCAAGTTCAAATTGCCTGAGCATAAAACCGATAAGAGCGAAGGCTCCGTGGAGCGCCACAAAAGCCCAGAGTCCCCCAAGTTGGACCCAGCGGACGAAATCGCCCTGAGCTTCAGGACCCCAAAGTAGAAGAAGAGAATGACCCATAGCGTCAGCAGGAGTTGACAC